TAACTGCAATTTGTAGAGATTTACATCCTTCTAATCTATGCTGCCCATCAATGACGTTTCCATTTTGATCTACAACAATAGGATTGATAAGACCATATTTTTTTATGCTCTCTGTTATCTTATTAACTTTTGTAGGTTTGATTTTTGCATTACCATCAAAAAAGCTAAATGATTTGTAGTCTGTTGTGCTATATATTTTATTTTCCATAAAAGTTCCTCCTTTGGTTAATACTTAGCGTTCTTCGTTTGTTTGTAATGAAGGAATAATGCTTTTACCTTAATATAAAAAGGTGCATCATATCCCTCAGTTTCTTTTTCAATATCATCACATAACTCTATCGGTAGAGCCTTTGTAATGAACTCATCTCTCTTTGGCTTCTTGCCATAGATTAGTTCTAGTTTAGTTGTCATTAGATTTTGTCCTTTCTAAGAACTGTTTTATTTCTCTAGTGTGGTTGTTTTGCTCAAACACTCTTTGCATAAAACCTGCAAGAGCCTTTGAACTTGGATTAATAAATTCCTTAACCCAATTTTCTGTTATGGCATGAGGATCAGATAATCTATTAAAAAGTTTGTCTGCATCTTTTTTAAATACTGATCTTGATTTACCAGAGAATAACGCAACCGCTAAATAGCTGCGTTCATTCTCTTTAACAAAAACTGTTGTGTCTATCGTATCGCTAGGATTGATATAGCCGTAGTGAACTGTCCAAGTCATTATTCCCCCTTAACAAATATGTTAATTATTTCTCTGATTGCCCATAAGAAACCTGCAATCATAATTATGTGTGCGAATGTAGTTAGTGCCAAGTTAAGCATTATTGTACCTCCTGAGAAGTGGGCTTATGCCCACTCCTTTCTTAAAAGAACATAAGTATTTTCTGGAATTTCGTTATCATCTTTGTGGCTAAACCATACCATTGGGTGTAAACCTCTTTTATCAACAACATCTCTGTTCATTTTTGCCAGAGCTGCATATTTGGTTTTAGACCAAAGAAAAAAACGCTCATCATCAATGTGAAAGATAAAAAGGGTTTTATCTAGTTTTGTGTTATTCATTTTAGTTTCTCCTGTATTCATAATTAAAAGTTATAATAAATATTTTACAATTCGTCAACAACTAAATTATAAATAATTAATATACCTGTTGGCATTGTTTTTTGGTGATTTTAGTGTATCTAGGAAATATCTTATTTTTTAACAAGTAAGTTCCTCCTGTGGGGTAATTGGGAAACTGATTACCCCTTTTTCAATTATAGAGTGGTATTTATGCTATTTAGATTAAAAGGCTACTGTATGGTCTTTAAAATGGGTTTTTTGGGGGTTTTAAATGGCACTTCCCACCTGATTTCACGCAGTATAGTAGACTTGAGGATTAAATGCCCAGATCCGCAACAATCATCTCCCCACATGGTAATCAACTTAAATGAGAGAGCATCCTCTTTGTAAATCTTTCCACATACCTTCATGATGTTTTTTTCTGCTCTGAGATCCTGATCTAATTCTTCATAGGTTTGCCAAGAATTAGTAGATGATGAGTGATCATAAAATTCACAATAAATTATTGTTTCAGATTTAGGTTTCATTATAATTTTCTTAATTAATTATAGGAGACCAATATATGATTTAATCATTAGTTTGTGTATATATATTTAAAGGCGAGGTTTTAATCATCTCGCCTTTTTTATTTTACCTATTTTTAATTTGGGTTTCTTAATGGGTATCTTCCCAAAAGTTAATTTTTTAAATGTTCTACCTTTACTACCGATTATTCTAGGTTTGATTAAAACTGATAGGGTGGCGGTGGTGGTAGTCATTAGTGCATTAAGTTATGTCCACAATAGACAACCACTAACACAATAATTAACTTCCAAAGATTAGTCCAAGTCCAATACGGATCTGCCCAATCAAGGAGTGCTTCTATAGGTTTCCAAATAAGTTTTTTCATTTGCTTATTCCTTTCTGCTTTTCGTATGTCCTTAATCCTGCCATGCCTAGTAATGACATAACAAGCGGCATCAAAACACTCATATCAAGACTTGGCAAGTCTAAAGTTTCTACTTCAAAAACTGCAAGAAAAAACACTATGAATTGTTTTAAAACAAATTCCCAAAAGATTGCTAAGGCACAAGACATTCCTATTAATGGTCGCCAACTTCTTTGCATGATACCACCAATGCCTGTTGCAGTAGATTTAGCATCAGCTAAATTTATATCTGTCTGTGCTTTGTTTAATGCGTTATCTAATTCTTTAAGTTTTATTTTTGCTTGTGCTTTTTCTTCTTCTGATGTGTGGAGTTCATCAACTATCTTTCCAACACTATCTACTAAACCGCCACCTAATAATTTATTTAACATTAGACTTCCCTCATTTGCTTAGCTAATCTTTTTGATCTATTAGGTAATTGTTTTGCCCAAACACTATCAAGCATTTCACGACTAGCCCTTTTATAATCTTTCTCATTAAGTGCTTGTTGAAAGTTTTGAAATTTCATTAATCTAGGCAGTCCTAAATTAAATGCCATATCAATAACAACTTCAAATGCTTCTTCAGGGATTGTATCAGCATCAATAAATTTTCTTGCATCATCTATGGCTTGATTAAGATCAGTGGTAAATATCTGATCTACTTCTATATCAGTTAATTCTTTCTCTATTAAATATTCTTCATCAGGCAATCTAATCAAATGACCAACACCTGTTGTCCAATTATCAAGTGTATCTTTGTAAGCGGTTTTTCTCATTCCTTCATTAGCGATAACTTGTTTTTTTAATCTTTCTATATTCATTTCTTTCTCACCTTCTTAACCTTTGGTAATAGTTCCGTCATTACCTTACTGAGATCCTGCTGCAATACATTTAGATATCCAATATGTAAATCTAAACTATTGCGGCTCGTGACCTCTGCTAATTCTTCATTCGTCATTGTTAGGCGTATTTGATTACCTACTTTGACGATCCTCATATATAGATATTTTTATCCCATGATCCATTCTTCTTCAAGACCATAGGTGTAATGGCAGGAATACCATCTGTAATTAAAGCACAACTTAATATGGGTTTGGCTACATTTACTTTCATATACGCCATACTCAAACTATCTTTATTGACTAAGCACCCTGTAGAAATACCCCAATTCAAAGAGTAATCCGTTGCTACGAACTTGACCTCACTCACTGTATGAAAATGTCCTTGTACGCAGCACATACTTGTTTCTTTAACCGCTTTAGCAATATCTTTAGAAAATTGATGTGCGAACATTATCCTATTCTTATCTGTATCAATGAAGTGTTTATCTTTCCATACCCACCCCTTATTAACATCTAAAATATCATTATAGGGTTTGATGAACTGTCTTGACATCTTACTAGCTATTGCTCTGCGTAAGACTAAGCTGCCATGATTACTTTCTAGTAATGTCATTTTAGGAAATATTTTTTCTAATCTTTTAATCCAAGACTTGGTGACTTCTAATTCATCAAAGGCACTAGGTAGATCAGGATCAACACCATGAAAATTCTGAGAATGATAATCAGCTTCATCACCAATATGCACGACAGTATCAGGCTTATAATATTTATTTAGCTTTGCAAGAAACTCTATGCACTCAGGATGGGAATAAGGGAAATGTGTGTCACCAATAACAAGGATTTTTTTATGTTTGCTCATACTCTGTTGCATCTACACAAGCAAAAAAATATTTGCGAATATTTTGCTCATCTAACATTAACTTTAGATAAGTTCCGTTCAATTTGCAATCCTCTACGGATTTGTGTTTTTCGTTTATAGAAATACATTCCCCTGCTATGCACATATATCCCAAAAGGAATATAGAAGGGATGTTAATCACCATTTAGATATTTTTCTATCCAGATGATTTTTTCTTTGATAACTGCAATATCCTGCTGCATATCAGTTATAGTATCTGCTTTTCTTTCTACTGCTTCTAATCTTTCCGACCACATACCCCATGTCATAGCTAAAGAAACAATTATAACTAAGTAAGGTAATATGGTTTTTAGTTCTATTTTCATTACATTTGGTTTTCTGTTATTCCAGTAGTATTTAGCTTAACTTGAGCCTGTTTGTCAAATGTTTCTGCTATCTCAATATCTTTAGCATATTTTTCTTTATATTCAGCTTTTGCTCTTTGCTTTTTTGCAACATCATCCATAGTCATTCCTGATATTTCTCTGTGTAAAGCTTGATTTTTTTCTGCCCAATTATCTAATCTTTCAAGGTAGAGTTGTTCCCTAATCTTAGCTTCTTTCACTTCTTCCCTTGCTTCTCTTAGTTCTTTTTTTGCTTTCTTTAGTTGATCTTGTAGTTCATTTTGTGTTGCCATTTATTTTACTCCTGCTAATGGGTTATTTAATGCTTTTCTTATCTTATCATCTATTTCTTTTTCTAAAATCTTAAAATCTGTAGATATTTCTCTCTCATTAGCCTTAACTCTATCCTCAATATCATTAACTACCTTGTCTATGGCTCTTACATCAGATTTAATTAATTTTAAATCTTCTCTTATAGTTGTTTGCATTTGACTAGCTACATCATTGACTAGACTAACTTCTTCAAGAACTGAAGATATTTCTGATTTTAATACTGCTATTTGTTCATCATATTTACTCATGTCAGGGGAAATAAAATTCTCAACTCTTGATTGAAGTGTCTGATAATCTTTCCAAAATTCAAATGCACCCCATAATCCACCACCAAGAGTTCCTAATAAAGAAAATATAATAAAGAGTTTTCCACCCTTCATAGAAATACCCTTATATTCTACTTCCATTGTAAATCTACCAATTCATTGTGTCCTAAATCATTATTCATAAACAAATTATACATCAAAATATTATTATCAATTATTTCACCATCTGGCAAAGTTCTATTGTCAAAAAATCCTTGTATCTGTGGTAGCTGAGGTTGTTCAAAGAAACTTTTACTATCAGCTAAAACCTGCATTACTACTAAAGTCTTTGTTTGATTGTTGGCATCATATTTACCCTTATCACCCATTTTCTTGACTATCTTGTTGGCTTTCTCTTGTTTAGTTTCTTTTACTTCTTCCTTAGGTTCTTCTTTGGTTTCTTCAACAGGCTCATCTACAGGCTCATCAACACTAGCCACTTCCACTTCCTCTACAGTTTCTTCTACAATTTCTTCTACGACTTCTTCCATTTCAACTTCTATTATTTCTTCCATAGGTGCTTCTTCTATTTTTATTTCTTCTATCACAGGTGCTTCTAATTCTGCCTCAACAGTTTCATAAGACATTTCTGTTTGTTCAGGCTCTGATGGCTCAAACATAATAAAATCATCTTGCTTAGATACATCATTAAATTTGAATACATCTTCAGCAACATCAATCATTTCTGGTTGGTCTAGGTTTAAAGCAATAAAAGTTTCTATTTTAGTTATCTCTTGGCTAATGATTGTTTCAATAACATTATATAAAACATTAATACTCACATCATCAAATAGAACGCCCACCGCTAGATTAATATCTCTACCCCCTACTTCAATAATGAGATTAGTTATCTTTCCTGAGAAATCAAAATTACCTTGATATTGTTGATATCCACTATTAACACCAGAAGCTGATAAAACATCAGTACCATTAAAGACTTCAGTCGTTCCATTTCTACCTACAACCTTCATATAAACGCTATCTTGTTCATCTTGTTTATTTACTTTGATTGTATATTCAGTAGTGCCACCATAATTAATATCTAGTTCTGAAATATCTACTTGCTGATAAAAAGTAGTTAAATTACTGTCTGTAATCTCAGCACATCTATCTGTGCCTAATTCACCACAATATGTTCCTGTAGGCATGGATGCACTACCCTGTCCACCCCAATCAATATCCATATCGCCTTCTTTAGATGTAGAAACAAATCCATTACTTCCATCTAATAAATCGCCACTATCTTGATTGGTGATTGTGGTTGTGGTTGTTGTAGTGGTTATAGTTTCAATAATAGTAATACCTGTACTATCACTATCTTCTTCAATAACTTTTTCTTCAGTAATGATATCTGTCACTAAGGGAGTACATAAACCTATAGTGTCAGTAGAGCAATCTTCAGCCTTAGAATAAGAGAAGTAAACCAAGAGCAATAAGACCAAAATCCTTAATTGCATTCCAATCTCCTTCTTCTTTAATTGGTTCTGGTTTTTGTAATTGTGTTTTTAAAACACTACCTTCTGGAATTAATTTTTGTCCTTCTTCTGACATCCAACCATCAACTGCATCCTGTCCAATCTTACCACCTATATACGGACAACTTGTTCCAGAAAAATGCATAGCATCAAAAACTCTTGCGTCTTGGCAAAGAATAGAAACACCTGCAACTTTCATTCCCATAGAGTAAAGACTTCTAGCCAATTTAATTCTTTCACAATTTAGGTCGGTAATTGTAGTGCCACCAGATGCACCGATATAAGGTAGTTGAATTGCACCGACGCTAGATGTCTTACATACATCACTATTGACTATATTGATTGCAGGGGAATTAGCAGTAGGGGGTGTGTTATTAACAACAGTAGAACTAACAGTATTTGTTTCAGCTTTAATATCTGTGAATGTTGCTACAAGAGTAAATAGAAATAAAATTGAAACTAATAGTTTCATAGCCTTATGGCTTTGTTGGAAAGACTACTGCGTTTACTTCGTCAACAGTAGTAAGATTTTCTGTAATATCTCTTAGTGC